TGGTGTTACGTTCCAGAAGATCCCACGGGAGATTGGAAAAGGTGGAGTTTTACCACAATAGACGGGGGTAATGTTCCAGCAGAGGAGGTCGAGGCTGCGAAGGCTCAACTAGACCCCAGAACATTTAAACAAGAATTTGAAGCAAGTTTTGAGAATCTTACAGGATTGGTGGCTGTAAGTTTCAGTGATGACAACATTAGTGCCGATGTCCAGGATTTACAGATGTTACCTTTAATTTTGGGTTTAGATTTTAACGTGGACCCTATGGCAGGAATTTGTGCGGTAAAACATAATGACTGTCTTTATGTGTTTGATGAAATCATGTTGACGGGAGGAGCAACAACTTGGGATTTTGCGGAGGAGGTTATCAGAAGGTATGGGGTAGATAGGCGAATTATTGCTTGTCCTGACCCTACGGGTAGTGCGAGAAAAACAAGTGGAGTCGGAGTTACGGACCACAATATTCTCAGAAGGAGTGGATTTACAGTTATGAGTCCAAGATCACCCTGGAAAATTAGAGATAAGATAACTTCGATAAATACAGCTTTGTATGATGCAAATGGAGATCGCAGAACATTTATCCATCCAAGATGTAAAGAATTGATAAAAGCGTTACGAACTCTGACTTACGCACCGAATACTGGATTACCAAATAAAAACTTAGGGGTAGACCATGCGTTTGATGCTTTTGGGTATTTATGTTTGCAGCAATTCAACCTTGCAAAACCAGAGACATTAGGCCAAACTTCGTTTAGAATATACTAAGAGTTTCCTTTTTCCACTATGTATCACTCCACAACAAAGAAAAAGAAGAAGAAAAAGAAGGGAGGTAAGAAGCGTGGCGAATGTTCCTGTAAATAAAGCGTTATACTCTAGGGTAAAAGCAGAAGCAAAACGTAAATTTAAGGTTTACCCAAGTGCTTATGCTAATGCGTGGCTTGTACGAGAGTACAAAAAACGAGGAGGAACTTACCGAGTGGAGAAAAAACGTGGCAAGAAGTAGTGGCGGTCTTACCCGTTGGTTTAAAGAAAATTGGGTTGACATAAAAACTGGTAAGCCTTGTGGTCGTTCAAAAGGAGAAAAACGAGGTTATCCAGCTTGCAGACCAAAAAAGCGTGTATCAAGTAAGACACCTAAGACTGTCGGAGAGATGTCAGCAAGTGAGAAAGCAAGGTTTAAACGTGCCAAAACAGGGAGCAAGAAGATAACATACCAACATAGACGTAAAAAAACTAAAAAAAGGAGCTAAAAATGGCTAAATCTCATGCAATGGCAAGATGTCAAGGATACATCGCTTCTGTTCGGAAAGGAAAGAAGAAAAAAACTACAAAAAAATCAACTAAAAAGAAAAAATAACTGTGAAAGTTGCAGTTTCAAGGTAATATAGTCGTATAAGTAAAATTTTTCTTAAATCATGGCATTTTTTCGTGGTGAAGAAGGCTCTGTATCATTCGATAACGGAACTGGAACAGTAGGAGCCATAGCTTCAACAACAGCTTGGACATTAGACGTAACAAAAGACACTCTTGAGTGTACTGCTCATGGAGATACATCAAGAAAGTATGTAGGATCTTTAAAATCAGGAACAGGTACAGTTGATCTGCTTTATACAGCGACATCAGGAGATAATACTGCTGAAATAATTAATGATGTACTTACATCTGAAGATTCTGGTGATGCTGCATTTAATCTTTTCTTAGATACATCAGGATCTAAAAAACTAAGTTTTAACGGAATTATTACAGGAACTTCGTTTAGTTCCACTGTTGGAGACATCTCAACTGTATCAGTTAGTTTCCAAACTACAGGCGATATTACTTCTGCTGTCTAATGCCTAAAAAATCTTATTCAGCAAAGCAACGCAAACTCGCTGCTGTCGCACCACCACGGGATAAGATTACGGCTGCTGATCTTAAAAAGCTACGATCTAAGAAAAAGAGGAAAAAGAAATGAAGGTTAAGAAAGAACTTACAGCTAGGCAAAAAACTGCTTTAGCAAATCATAAAAAGAAGGGTACTCATACTGCAAAACATATGACAATAATGAAGGAAGAGATGTTAAAGGGTAAAACATTTATGGAAGCACATAAAATAGCTATGAGGAAAAAAGGAAAATAATGGCTAAACGTAAAGGAGTCAGTTTATCTATAGGAAGAGGCGAAAAGTCTAAGAAGGGAGGGCTGACTGCTAAAGGAAGAAGAAAATATAATCGTGCCACAGGTAGTAATTTACAAGCACCAGTTACTGAAAAAAATCCAACAGGAAAAAGAGCAGCAAGAAGAAAATCCTTTTGTGCTCGCATGAAAGGAGTAAAAGGCCCAATGAAAGATGAAAAGGGCAGACCAACTAGAAAAGCATTAGCATTAAAAAGGTGGAGGTGTTAATTCATGACTTATTCAATCCCTGGTGATTACAGAACAAAAGTACAAACGTCTACCACTATTGGAGATATAGATAGTCCTTTTACTAGAACAAGAGCAGTTCTAGACATGATGAAGGGTTGGGAAATAATGAAAGCTGTTACTGAAGGAACAGAATATCTTAGAGAGAATAGTGAAGCATTTTTGCCATTAGAACCAAGAGAAGATTACACAGCTTACATGGCAAGAGTAAATCGTGCAGTGTTTAGTCCTTTCACTCAAAGATTAATCAGAGCAGCTACAGGTTTAGTTCTTAGAAAACCAATATCACTTATAGGTGATCCTTACTGGACAGACACTTTTAAGATGGATGTTGATGGTTGTGGCTCGGATTTAGATGAATACGCACGAAGAATCTTAATGTGTTCTCTTACTTATGGTCAAAGCCATATTCTTGTAGATTATCCTGCTCCATCTGGAGCATTAAGTCTTGCAGAAGAAAGACAACAAAACCGCAGACCTTATTGGATTGAGGTAGATCCTACAAATCTTTTAGGTTGGAGATTAGATAGAGAATCAAATTATGGAAATCTTATACAAGCAAGAATCGCAGAAAAAGCTGTTTTACCTGATGGAGATTTTGGAGAAAAGGTTTACGATCAAGTAAGAGTTATAGAACCTGGAAGCTATAGAGTTTTTCGTAAAAAAGATGAAATTGATGCGATGTATGACGTTGATGATAATTCATACATGGGTGAATTTAGCACTAGCACTACAGATCAAGAGTACAAATTAGTCGAATCTGGTAATTTTTCTCTTGGTGAAATACCTTTAGTCACTATTTATTCTGGAAAAACAGAAAATTTAGTTAGTAAACCACCTTTACTTGATATTGCATACTTAAATCTTGCACATTTTCAAAGACAGGCTGATTTAATTCATAGTTTGCACGTTGCATCTCAACCAATGCTTGTAATGGAAGGATATGACGATCAGACTAAAGACCTTGCTATATCTGTAAATTATGCAATGGCAACTCAACCAGGAAATAAAATTTATTATGTAGAACCAGCTTCTAGTGCTTTTGATGCTCAATCTGCTGAAATCAAAGAATTGCAGATGCAAATGGCTACTCTTGGTATTAGTACTTTAAGTCAACAAAAATTTGTAGCTGAATCTGCTGACGCTCGAAGACTAGATCGTGTTGATACTAATTCTATGCTTGCGATGGTTTCTATGGAATTAGAACAAAAACTTCAAAAATGTTTCAACTTCTCTGCTGAATATGTAGGTATTGAACCTCCTGAAGTAAAAATCAGTAGAGATTTTGATATTGAAAGATTAATTGGTCAAGATATTACTGCTTTAACAGCGTTATTTAATGAAAATGTGATAGACAGAGAAGAATTTAGAGATATTTTGGTTCAAGGAGAAGTCTTACCTTCAGCAGGTGAAGCCAGATCTGAATAGTTTGTTACAATGATAGACAAGTACATACATTTTTATGGCTAAATCTCTCGATAAGGTTCTTCAACCTGACGGGTCTTATAAATGGGAACTTGTAGAACCTACTGCATCTGAAAAGATGGGTAATGGTCCTGAAGCTCCTGTTGTTTGTCCTGCTCCTACACCAAAAGCAACTAAGAAAAAAGCTGCTAAAAAGAAAACTACTAGCCCACTTACTGAATAATTAATGGCACTCGAAGAAAAAGTCATTCAGCCTGAGTCTGTGACCAACGCTGAACAGCCCGTGGCTGATACTGTTTCACAACCAGCCCAACCATCTGCACCTGATCTTACTTCTGTAAAAGCAGAGTACGAAGCAAAACTAGCTGCTTTGCAAAAGCAAGTTTCAGATGAACAAGAAAAATTTAAAGGTGCAAAGTCTAAATTAGACGAAGTTTACAAGAAAAAAGAAGCTGAACGCACCAAAGAACTAGAGGATCAAGGG